CACCGAAGTCATCGAAACCAAAGCCTAAGGAGGCTTCGCAATGTCCATGATTCCCCAAACGCTGTTCATGATGAACATGTTTGTCGACGGCATGAGCTTTGCCGGCGACGTGCCGACTTTGAGCTTGCCCAAGATGAAAATCAAAACCGGCGAGTACCAGGGCGGCGGCATGGATGCCCCCATTGATATGGATCAGGGCATGGAAAAGCTCGAGGCGTCTTTCAGCACCAAGGGCGTGCGCCGTGAGTCGATGAAGTTTTTCGGCCTGGCGGATCAGACGGCGTTCAACGCCGTATTCCGTGGCTCGTTCAAGGGGCAGAAGGGGGCCACCACGGCGGTGGTTGCCACCATTCGCGGCATGGTCTCGGAGTTGGATCCGGGCGAGTGGAAGCCAGGCGGCGACGCTGAGTTCAAATACGCCGTCAGTGTCAGTTACTACAAGCTGGAAGTCGCTGGCGTTCGGATGTTCGAAATCGACCCTGTCAACGCGGTACGCGTCATCAACGGCGTTGACCAACTCGCGGCTGTTCGCCGTGACCTCGGCCTTTAAGGAAAAGTACCCATGGCTAAAGAAATCGACAAAATTCCAGAGTGGCTGACGATCACCGTTGACTCGGCAACCATCAAGCTGTCCAAGATCGTCAAAGTGAATCAGGTCGACACCGACCAGTTGGTCATGCGCTCCCCAACCGTCCGAGAGGTCCGCCACGCGACCAAGGCCTGCCCGGACGATGAAGATCAAAGCGAGATGATTCTGTTCGCTAGCTTGACCGATGCAGGTGCGAATGATCTGTGTGAGCTGAGCGTGCGCGATTACAAGCGTCTGCAGGCCGCCTATTTTCGCCTGGTGCGCGAGGACCGGGTTTAACGAAGAAACACAGAGAAAGCTGGCCCAGCGCCTGGCCCGGGAATTTTCTTTCTCGGCCAGCGAAATCGAAGCCATGTCTTTCTCGACGATGATCTGGTGGCTCAAGGAGTGAGCCGCCTGGACCTTTTCGGAGTGACCCCCCCATGGCGAACAACCTGGCGCTTGGCGTAGTCATCGGCGGCGCTATCAGTTCAACCGTTGGCGCGGCCTTCAAGGACGTTGAAGGGCGTATCAAGAAACTCAGTGATCAGGGTGCCAAAGCCCGGGTACTGCAAAACACTATCGGCGACACCATTCGCTTGCGTGATGAGTGGAAAAAAGCCCATGACACCGGATCGGCCTCGGCGGACGGTCTGCTGAAAAAGCTGGAATCAAACCTCAGAACCCTCAAGGATCAGGGCGTTGAGGTCAGCAAGTTGCGAAACGAGTACCAGAAACTCGGCCAAGTGGCCCGTGGGGCTGAGCTTAAGGCGCTCGGCCACACACAACTCAAGCAGGGTAAGGATGGGCTGAAAAGCTCGCTCGGCCAGGCCACGGCGCTGTCGGCGGCCGTCGCCATTCCTACCAAGATATCCGGTGACTATCAGGCGCAAGTGCGCCAGATGTCGCTGTGGGCGCACACCGCCGGCACTGAAGACGAAGGCAAGATGGCCGAAATGGTCTCGACCATTGCGGACGACAAAGGCATGAGTCGCCAGCTGCTGGCCAAGGCGGTCGGTGGCCTGATTGAAAAGGGCGTTGAATGGCAGGAGGCCAGCGAATACGCCGGCCAGATTGCTGACCTGATCGACGGCCAGGGCATGGAAGCCGAGACCATTGCCACCTTGATCAACTCTTTCAAAGAGGCGGGTGTTAAGAAAGAGGACATGGCCGGCATGCTTGGCCAAGTTGCGGCGGCGGGCGATATCGGCGCCTTCGGTCCCAAGGACATGGCCCGGTATCTGCCGGCCATGCTCGGCAACATCAAGCGCCTTGGCATGGAAGGCCCCGAAGCGGTGCGTTTCCTCGGTGCCAGCTTGCAATCGCAGTACTCGCAAACCCAGGACTCGGCGGCCGCTGCGACCAATATGAATAACCTGCTGAGCGCGGTGATCAGCAGCACCAGCCAGGAACGTTTTGCCAAGGAAGGCTACGACCTGGCCGGCTCGATCATTGCCGCGACCAAGAGCGGCAAAGCGGCCAACCCGGTCGACGCGTTCATCATGCTCAGTCAGGAAATGATTAAGCGGCAGGATCCGGCGAAGGCCAAGAAGATCGAGGCCCTGAAGGCAAAGATCAAGGCGGCGGCCGATGGCAGTGCCGAGGAACAGCAGGCAATGGTGGCCCTGACTGAGGCGGCAGGGCTTGCCAACATCGTCAGCGATCAGAGCGCCAGTGCGGGCTTGCTCGCGCAAATCAAATACGGCGACAAGATCAAGGCCGATATGGTCACGATCAAGGACACCGACGGTAAGACCAAGATTGAGGCGGACGCGGCCAAGGCGCGCGAGACGTCTAACCGCAAATGGTCGACGGCTACGGCAGGCATGGAGGCGTCCATGATCAGCCTGGGCGATGGTCTGCGGCCGCTGACTGACAAAGTCGCGGATGGTCTGGGCAAAGTTGGCTATGCACTGGCTGACCTGGCCAACAAGTACCAGCCCGTAACGGCGGTGATTGCCGGTGTGGCGGCCGGTGCTGTCACGTTGGGCGCGGCGTTGAGCGCGCTCAAGATCGGTAAGGGTTTATTGAACATCGGCCGTGGGTCGCTGATGGGCAACCCGAATATCCCGCAAAAAGTCATCGTGACTAACCTTCCTGCAGGCGGTTTGGGTGGCCTGGATGGCGGTGTGGACGGTGGTGGCAAAGACGGTAAAGGGGGGAGGGGCGGGAAGGGTGGCAAGGTCGGTATGGCGGTGAAGGGAATCGCCGCGTTGGCGGTCGTTGAGGCCGGTTTCAAGATCAAAGATACCTACGACAATGCCACCACACGGGACGAAAAGGCGGAAGGGTATGGCGAGGCGGCCGGGGGCTTGGCAGGCACGCTTGCCGGGGCTGCGGCCGGTGCTGCGATTGGCTCGGCGATACCGGTGATCGGCACTGTTGTCGGCGGGCTGCTGGGCGCGTACCTGGGCAGCATGGGCGGCGATGCGCTGGGCGGCTACCTGGGGAAAGCGGTGTTTGGCGGTGACGACGGGCTGAAAAAAATGCCCGATGCGGGGCCGCTGATGATGGCCAATGCCGGCAAGGATATCCCGCCAGTGATGGCTGATATCGCGGCGTCTTTTGCGCCTAAAACCAATGGCGCTGGCCCTCTGCTGATGCCTGGCGCCGTCAAGACGCCGGGGCCGGTGGGTGGTGACGTCGTTCGTTCGCTGGCTTCGCCGCCGGCATCGAGCACACCCGCTGCGGTTTCGTTGATGGCGGTACCGCCAAAACCGCCGGCGCCGAAGATCGAGCAGAAGGTTGATATCAACGCGCCCCTACATCTGACGGTACAGGGCGATGTAAAGGATCCTGCGCAGCTTGCCCGTGAGCTACAGCCGTACCTTGATCAGCATCAGCGGGAAATCACTCAGCAACTGGAGAGCCGCAAGCTCTACGACGATGCGCACGTTTGACCTGGGGGACTTATGGGCTACATGGAGCAGCTGCAAGCAAGTGTGAAGTCCTTGGCGGCGGCAGGTGAGACTGGTCGCCGTAGCCTGGATGGGATGATTGGGCCGGTCGACGGTGCAATCAGTGAACTCAGCGGTGCGGCTTCTGAGCTGGAGGGCGTCCCTTTTGTGGGGCCGGCCATTGGCGAGAAGCTGCAGCGCGTTATGCGTGGGGTGACAGCAGCCCAGGCGAAGGTCGGCCAGGTGGTCTCGGTGTACAGCGCAGCCACCCGGGCGGCGTCTCAGATTGATGAGCGCCTGGGTGCGCTGAGCGAGCAGGCCGGGCGAGCTGCGACGGCGATCAACAATATCGCCGGCAAGGTCAGCCCCTCGCTGTCGGGCATTCTCCCGACTGGGGCCTTTGCTGCTGATGCCACACCGGCGCCGGAGGCGGTGAAACCCTTCCCGCACCTGATGATCATGCAGCCGCGTGATCCGAAACAGCAGCCGTACTTCTTCAACCTGGACACGGCGGCCTTCGATGAATTGCGGCGCTCGACAGCTTTCCGTTGGGCCTCTCAGGAGCGCCTGACGCGTCGACCAGCCCAGCAAGCTATCGGTATGGGTGACGAAAAGCTGACGTTGAAGGGCGCCATCTTCCCAGGCTTCAGGGGCGGCATCAAGCAACTGGACACCCTGCGAAACCTGGGGGGCAAGTTGCAGCCCATGACGCTGACCACCGGCTACGGCGACGTGTTGGGCACCTGGTGCATGACCAGTGTCGAGGAAGAACAAAGCGCGCTGCTGGGCGGCGGCATCCCGCGTAAGCAAGGCTTTACCCTGGAGTTTGTACGCTATGGCGACGACATGCAGAACGTCTGACGGTGATCTGTTGGACACCATCTGTCACAACTACTACGGCCATCTGAGCGGCACGGTGGAGGCCGTGCTCGATGCCAATCAGGGGCTAGCCGATGAGGTTCAGCCGTACCGATCTGGTGTGGTGATTGTCCTGCCGGACATGCCGGCACCCACTGAAGAACTTGTGATGCTTTGGGATTAGCCAGGCCTGGCTGTCCTTTTCTTCCGTTACGCGTAACGGCCGCCAACATTCCCCCGCGTTGGCGGGGTAGCTGGGTGAACCATGACCCCTCGCTTTCGTGTCGTTGCAGACGGTAAAGACATTACCGCGCTGATCAATGACCGCCTGCTATTGCTGAAGACCACTGACAAGCCAGGCATGGAGTCGGACGACTTCGAGCTGCGCATCGATGACCGCGACAGCGCCGTGGCGCTGCCCAACCGCGGCGCCGGCATTGAGATCTATCTGGGCTATGCCGAAACGTCCATGGTGCGGCTGGGCCGTTACATGGTTGATGAGGTCGAGATATCCGGCCCGCCTAACACCATCGTCGTGCGCGGCAAGGCCGGCGACATGCGCGGTACCGGAAAGACGGTGCGCAGCGGTAGCTGGGAAGATGTGCCGCTGTCCAAGATCGTGGCCGACGTGGCTGCCCGCAACGGCTGGACGCCGGTGTGCAACGTCTCCACGAACGTGCCCCGGGCTGACCAGCTCAGCGAGTCTGATTTCAACTTCATCACCCGCATTGCCAAGCAGCACGACTGCACAGCCAAGGTGGCCGATGGGAAGTTGATTGTCATGACCCGTGACGGCGGCACCAGTGCGAGCGGCAAGACCTTCGACGCCGTTACCATCAAGCCCGCCGATGTCAGTCGGTGGCAGTTTCGCTTAGGCGATCGCAACACGCACAAGGCGGTGGCCACCAAGCACCAGGACAAGAAAAGCGGTGAGCTGAAGCTGATCAGCCTGGACAACACGGATGCGCCCGACGGGCTGCCGGCGGTGCATACAGACCGTCATATCTACCCCAACAAGACCGCTGCGGCCCAAGCCGCCAAGGCCCGGCTGACCGCCTTCAATCGATCTTCTGCAGGCGTTCGTCTTGA